TTACAAGAAAACTTAGATGGTTTAGATAACCTTACTATGGTAAATACTAGAATTACAAAAGAAAAAGCTGACAAAGTTTTATTTGATACATTATTGGCTCAGGCACAACAAGGCAACCCAAAAGCAACTATGGCTGTTGTGCAGATAAGAAAAAATCCAGATAATATGCAAGGCATACTAGATAAATTCTTTACTGCAGAAGAACCAGAGATACCAGTCGCTGAACAAGAATTGCTTGGAGGAGAGGCTCTACCACCACAGGGTCCTCCACCAGGCATTCAACAATTTTTAGCAGGGTTGGGTGGGTAATGTCAGTTAATAAAGATTTTGCAGATATTGTACATAATTCACTTGGTGACATTGATGAAAAAGGTGATGCTATAATTTTTCAAGCTGGAGATGAAGCAAAAATATACCATGACCAAATGCCTCCTTTAGCTTTTCCATTTGGCTACATGATTATAAGTTCTACATTTATGTTTTATGATGATGAGGAGAATGAAGATGGCTACGAGGAGTAATTCTAATAAAGGTGTTACAGGTAGAAATAGTAATGTACCACCACCAGCTAGAAACTTTAATGACAATACACAAGCTGTCAGAAGAATACCTGGTATGGAGTATGGCGAACAACAAGCCTTAGTAGAGCAACAGAAAGCTGCTCCCTTACCTAAAGAAGAAACACCTAAAGCACCTGCTAGAAGATTTAGTCCTGTAGAAGTATTTGCACAAACACAAGTGCCAGAACAACCTATAACAGATGGTGCAGCACTAGGACCTGGTAGAACAGGAGTGACATTAACACCAGAAGAAAAAGGTGATTTGTATGCTATTGCATTAGCAGAACTATTCCCTACTTCAGATACTGTTTCTTTGGCTAATGATGGACTTACTGTACTTGAAAACAGATAATGGTTTATCAATATACACTTGGAGATGACTTTAAAAGTAACTCTGAAAAAAAGCAGTTACAAAAACAAACTATAGAAGATTACAAAAACTTTAGCTTAAACGCAGATAAAAAGAATAGAGCTATGACAATTAAATATACCTATCCTTTTTTATCTACTGGTGTTATAAATTCCTTAGTACAAACAGGGGCAAACAATGACCAGGTTAAACAAGCAGCAGTTGAACAAATACAAATCAATGCTGCTAAAAATAAAAATTTTACAAAAACACCACCTGAATATGCAGACATAATAAAAAACGAAGAAGATGAAAATGGTTTTTTTGGTGGTGTAAAAAGAAG